TCCATCGTATTGTGCGAGTGTGAAAAAACTAAAATTGTTTTCATTGGGTCCAGTTGCACAAATGGTATCGTATACCCTTTTAAAAACTCGCGCTCTTCCGCCAAACATGCATCTTCATTATATCTCGTCTGTTTTAGTAACTGCCGCTTGAATGCGAATGTTCCTGCAGTGGCATGGTCTTTACCATACGGACCAAATTGCACCATCCGTTTTCTATCATTGAAATAAATATACATTTCACTCGAGCCAGCGCATAAAGCAGAAGGATGTGTAGTAAGCATATTTACTGCATGCGATACGCGGTCAGGAGGATAGTAGTCGTCGTCATCCATATAAACAATAATATCTCCTTTCGACTTGTCATGCATCGTATTCCTTTTTTTACCAAGCGACATTTTCGTAGTATACCTGAAATATTTTACACTTGGATGAGATGCGACCAAATCCTCTACTGCATCTGTCCCATCATCTACTATAATCCACTCCATCCTATCTTTGGGATAATCTTGGCTATCAAAACATGCAATCATTGTCTCAATAAATGGTCGTCGATTAAATGTAGGTGTGCATACGCTAACAAATGGAAGGTTACGGAAATTATCGTTACTGGATTTATTTTTGTTATTCTTGGTCATTTTATTAACTATTAATATTATATTTTTAATAATATTTTATCCTTAATACTATTTCCTTGTTTTTAATAATATTGATAATATTGATAATACTGATATTATTAAAATATTAAAATATTATTAAAATATCTCTTCTATTCATAGTATGTTTTTACTTATTTTGTGAATCTTTATTCTCAGAGTCTTTACTCCATTGCATAATGATACTAGCTACAATTATAACCATAATTCCAGCACCGCCTGCACTTCCTAAGTCTTCGTAAGCATAAAAAGTTATTAAAAGATAAAATGCAAATAACATATATGTTTTTAGACTATTAAAAATATCTTTCCATTTACCTGACTGACCTCTATTATTAAGCCACGGGTAAAGAAAGAATACATAAAATGCTTGAATTCCCATATAGATACCATTCCCAATTGCTAGAACGATTCCAATAGTAAAAGTGAATACCAGTCCCCACCAAATGTGATCCTGTAAGATACCATAAATATAGGTATTTATAATGGACCATATTGCTATTCCAGGAATAAGATAATATAATGCAATAAATGGAAATAGTATGAATACTGCAGCTTTTCTTGAAAAACTATCTTTGATTAAACTCCACGAATCTTGATCTTCATTTTTAGTTACAACGCTTATAATAGACAATAAAGTACGCATTAATCCTCTTCCTCCTTTTCCAAGCCCACCATAAACTGCTGCAAATAAATATTGGAATAATGCCCCAGAAAAACTATTTCCATAATTACCTGTTCGGTTATTTTCTTCTCCTGTTTTTGATAACCATGCGTAGTGTGTTATACCTTGTTTTCTTTGTATTAGTGCTCTAGAATTTGCATAATCTTCTTTAATTATATTTCTACCAGGCCCTAAAGCGTATGGAAATCCATATTTATACCAAGATTTTGAGTCAGGGTCATTTGTATATGGAAGTTTATACTCTTCTACAGGAAGAATATAGTCTAAATTACTCTTTGGTTCAGTGCTTAAATATAAATAGTTTGTAGCCAAGAAACCCCATATGTATGCAAGAAGAACACACAATAATGCGTGTAATCCAAAAATTATAAAACTATCAGAGTTCAGTTGTTGTCTTGCAGACTTTGCAGTATTTGATTCGGTCGTGCTTGTTGGACTTGTTGGACCCGTTGGGCTCGTTGGATCTGATTTATCTGATGAACTAAATACATTTGACATAGGGTCATTCTCTTTTTCTGTTTTTTTAGGTTTATCATCACTATTGCTATTGCTTTTTTTATCACTACTAAATGGATTCATACTAAAATTTTCGACTACTTTATCGACTTCTTTTTTATCATTACTTTTATCATCAGCATCTTTTTTTTTGGATCCTTTTTTTGTTAATTTTTTAATATATGAATTTTTAAAATATGTGGTTGTCATATAATACAATATATATCACTAATATGGTTCAATAATATATATATTATAACATTTTATATTATTGAACCTAAAGGTTATAATAACGAAAACATATTATAAAACAAATTTAAAGTTTACTATATAAACTACATTATATCACTATACGCTATACCACCATGCCCAAAATCGAAGAAGGTATCAAGCTTGATTTCCATAATGTTCTTATTCGCCCCAAACGTTCAACGATTAATAGTCGCTCCGATGTCAATCTAAAGCGTGTTTTTCGTTTTAAAAACTGCAAATCACTAAAATCGTGGGAAGGTATTCCAATAGTCGCTGCAAATATGGATACGATTGGATGTTTCGACGTATACAAAGTATTATCCAAGTTCAAAATAGTAACTGCATTTCATAAATTTTACGATGTCGAAGACTTCTTAGAGTATCAAACCAAAAACGAGATTGTATTTCATCCCGATTATTTCATGGTATCTACCGGCATCCAAGAACACGATTTTCAACGCCTGCAAAAAATTCTTGCAGCAGTATATTGTAACTGGATATGTATTGATATTGCAAATGGATATATCAAAGCTCTTGTCGACTTTTGTAAAAGAGTTCGTCAAGCATATCCTGACAAAATCATTGTCGCCGGAAATGTTGTCACGCGCGAAATCGTCGAAGAACTTATTCTTAATGGCGGCGTAGATGTTGTTAAAGTCGGCATCGGTTCAGGCAGCGCGTGTTTGACCCGAATGAAAACTGGCGTAGGTATGCCTCAGTTATCTGCAGTCATGGAGTGCGCCGATGCAGCGCATGGTGTCGGTGGGCATATTATAAGCGATGGCGGAATAACATGTCCTGGTGATATGGCAAAGGCATTTGGCGGAGGCGCGGATTTTGTCATGATGGGTGGTGCATTATCAGGTCACGACGAAAATCCGGGCGAACTGGTTACAAATCCCGACGGCTCACAATCTAAAATATTTTACGGCATGAGTTCATCCCATGCTATGAAAAAACACTACGGAGGTATGAATGAATATCGTGCATCGGAAGGACGTCTTGTTCGCGTCCCATATCGCGGACCGATTGAAAACACTATTCTTGATTTTCTGGGAGGTCTACGAAGCACTTGCACTTATATCAACGCATCGTGTATCAAACATATGCCACTTTGCACAACATTTGTTCATGTGTCACAACAACTAAATACATCGCTTGTCTAGTGTTACTACCGCTACGACTACTACTACGACAACGATGTTAAAAACTACCTTGCATACATGAGACCCGCATTTCCAGACATGAATGTAACAACATTGAAACGCTCTTCTAAAATAACCAAATTGTAGTTATATTCGTAGATGCGCCACATTGGTTTATTTACACCAATCGGAATTGGTGTATTTGTAACCGGGTCAACTGCGGTATCACAAATGGTTAAAAACTGCGTATCTGGGTTATTTTTCGGATAATATGTAGTAAACTCAAACTGAACATTTGAAAACTTGCTTGTATTTAGCGCACCGGATGGCTGTGTATTAAAAGGATCCGTATCAATACAGAAATTATAACAATACAGACCATCGGGTGCATTTCCTTTTGTTCGCACGTATTTTTCAATGTAGTTGTATACACCTGCGTCAAGTGTATTCTCGCGATACTTTCCATCTAAAAGAATTGACAAGTTCATCAATATGTCGCGCTGATTTTCGACATTAAATGGTTGCGTGATATAGAATGGATTTGACCCTGATGTCACTGGATTGTATCCTGGTGCAAAACCTGTGCTATATGGTGGTAAACCGCATCCAAACGATGTTACTCCTACATTATTTACTAGTGCATCACTTGGTGACGCCGGTGCAGGCACGACATTATATGGCAAATAGTTATAAGGCCAATTTGTATAGTTGCTCCACTGATTGCGCAGATTGATATCACTTCGCTGAAAAAAGAACATCCAACTGCTCACCATTCCAAGCGTATTTTCAAGCCATACGCGCTGTGTTCCTGTTACATTCTCAAAATTCCACTCATATGCCGATTTTATTAAATACTTTTGCTCATTTCTAGCAAACAAATTGGCCTCTTCATTGGACAGGAACCCATATGTGCTTATTAAGTGTATATCTGCATTCCAATCTGACTGCGACGGATTTTGATATGTATTTTTATCAAGTGAAACACTTGGGGGTGTCTGTAGAAAACGATACAATTGCATATATTCTTTAGAGTAATTCGGGCGAACACTTGGATAGTTATTTGCAACATCCATTACATCACGTATCGTATAAAGGTCTTGAATGGGGCGCATTACAACATCTATCTTTAGCTCATTATATTGAAGCGAAGTCAATGGAAACGCCATTTTGCTTGACAATGTAAACCATGCATTTATAGGGATATACAACTTACGGCTTCGTATTGATGGCTCTGCGCCTTGTGAAAGCGTAGTATAATACGCATTAGGATACGCATTTACACGACTACCCGAATTTCCAGGGTCGTTTAGTTCAGGCACATTTCCAGTCATTTCGTCATATAATTTTTTCTTATCATCTGAAAAATCGCGCTGAACAAGTGCGAGTAAATATTTTCCGGTTAATACTTGCAGCGTTTGTCCACCAACGGATATCACAATTTCTTTAATCATCTGTGTACCTAAATTTTCAATCCATTTGAACTCATATGGTGCCCAATTTTCAGCACAACTCGTTGGTGGCCATATTGGACTCCACACCGACGGCAAGGTTACAACCAGATACGTGTCCATTAATAAATCTGCGTATCTGGGAATATAAAATGTAAATGTAGATTCGGTAGTCAATTTTAACGAAGACGTCCCAAAAAAATCAAGTCTGTATTTTTGCATTCCAAAATTCGTATATTTTGCATA